AGTCCCGTGGAACACTGCTATCGGGCGGCCTTGCTCATCGACGGCCTTACTGTCCCCGAACCATTCGTAGAAAGCACGGAGTTTCTCTACTGTACGCTCGATCGGCAAACCTCGGCTGTCCCTGTTGTTCCTCATCACACCATCAATCTCGATCATCCGCGGTGGCCACTTCCCCAACTTTATAAGCTTCTCTTCCACCTCGTCCATACCCTCTATCGGAGCTTCCTGGTTCAGGGTCTGGCTCTCGACCCGGTTCCACAACTCATATGCCAGGCCGAGCCGGGTTGGCTCAACAGTGTGGTCACCAAGGACCACTACTACACCCTGCGCACCCTGAGACGCGGGCATATAGAGGCCGTCAAACCCCGCGGCTACAACCGCGGACTCGATCACATTCTGCAACTCATCCTCACTGTAGCGGGGTTTACCCTTCTCATCCTTCTCCTGGCCAAACGTGCCGCCGAAGTTGAGAGGATCGATATTGTAGTCGTAGATGTTGTTCAGTTTTACCCCATGGACATGATACCCAACACCGTTCTCAGGAACAATACTCTGCCCCTCATCCACGTAGAAGTGGATCCGTTTCTTGATGTTGTCATCCTCGGACCTGCTGACACGACGGGCCTCCGCCCCCTTCAAACCGGTGCCATACTTGTCACCGGACAAAGACTCTCTCGACCGGTCGGAGAAGTGGATACCGTAGACGCTTACTGCTCCTGGCTGGGGTTCTCCGTATTCCGCAGTAATTTCTTGAACATAGCTTCGTAGGAAGGGGAGAGCCCTTGCTCGCTGGGGCTTGCTACTGATACTGGCACTTTCTCCGGGAACTGGTTGTTCCAGTTCTGTTCCTCGAACTCTTGCTGAATATTCATCGGAACGTAAGATGCTGGCGTTTGCATTGTCGATTGCTCCTTTTATGCTTTCGTCGCTGACGCCTTTCTCCTTGGCGAGAGCGATTGCCGCGTTTGCGTAGTCTGGTGCTTCATCATCGTCGTACCCTTTGCTGGTCTCCTCTGTCTTGGCGCTGTCGTAGAGCCGCTTCTCCGGGTACCAGAGGAGCGCCTGCATGTCCGCCATCGTCAGCTCAGGGTATGTGATCTGAAGATGCGCGAGCACCTGTCTCATAACCTTCCGGATCTGCTTGCGCTCGGTAGCGTTCGCAGGAGCCTCCTTCTGGCCGTCGATGTTCTTGGCGAGGTTGTTACCCGCCTTGCGTATTTCATCTCCATGGGGTATCTTGGCCATAGCCGCGCGAGTATCCGCGGTCGTAGATGCCCCCGCGATATCAAACGCCAGTGCATCAAGATTACCAACGGTCAGCTTCACCCCCGTCGCGTCCTTGAAGGCCTTCTTCTGCTCCGATGTCATCCTCAGAATGGCGGACTTCAACCTGACGCGCCCCTTCTGCACACTCACTTTGTTGTCGAGGTTGACCAGGGTCCCGGTCCACCGGCCCCAGGTACGCATAAACCAACGGTCCATCGTCAGCTGGGTGTAGTCGCCGTAGAGGTTCGCGAAGAAGCCATTGCCAATCTTCGGACCCACACATGCGGCTCCATAGACACGGGTGTTTATGGCCTCACCGCTCACATCTTTCATCGTGTATGCCTTGACCTCGCGCACGGTCGTCATCGTGGTCATGAAGCGCATAGTCGCCTGAAGACCGTCCCTCTCCACCAGATAGTTGAAGGTGTGCATGCCTTTGTTTATCTCACCTGCAACCGTGCCCTCGCCGAGATCCTCCGGCATCTTGCCATTCTCTTTGTAGTACTCATAGCACTTCTCAGCCAGGAAGAAGTTCTGTTTGACCTTCAACCCGTTCGATGTGACCGCCAGTGCCCACGTGAAAGCAAACCGGGCCTCAGGGCTCTTCGCTACTTCCGGGTGGATGCGTGCCACAACCGCGAGGGCCTGTGTCACCTTCTTGTTGTACCAACCCACAGCTGTAGTACCCTCTTCAAGAGCTGTGAGTGCGTCCTCGATACCCATACGGACAAGGTACTGCTCCACTTCAGGGGTGAACTTCGTCAGGTCGATACCCTGAGCCTTGGCCGCCGCGTTCACACGCTTCTGCATCTCGACCTTGAACTCCCGGTTGGTCCTATGAACCTTTTCACCGGCGTGTTCGAAGGAGTTACGAACGCTTGCGGCCTTTTCTATCGGGGTGAACTTCCCGCTTGGGTGGAGGGCTTCTTCGACGAGGGCATCGTACTCCCGAAGGAACTGGGCCCGAAGATGACGATACCGCCTCCGATCTTTTTCTTGATCTCCGTCGAGCTTAACTTTCTTGCTGGTGTAGTTGTAGTCTTCTTTTTCTGGGAATTTGGCGTTGATTTCTCCATGGCTCACCTCATATTTGTTGTTAAAAGCTGCTTTGATGGCATCCTCCATACCCTTCGGGTCAACACCATCATCGAGTAGAATGACCATATCGTTGCCGAGGGTGGTCTGCCCCTGGATCGGAGGGACCCCCTCGAGCTTAGTGATCGTGGTATAAATGTCATGAAGCTCTTCAAGAGTCCTCTCGCCCACTTCGACGTAGACAGCCTGTGACTTGAAGGACCCGCGGAAAGGTTTGTCCGAGAGCGCAACCATCCCCTTCTGTGCGAAGACGTACCCGAGCAGATCTGCTATCTTTGCTATATCACCTTTGGTGGCCTTCACCGTGTACGAATAATTCGTCTTCCCTTCGAAGCTGCCTGTGTGCTCCTGCACCCGCACACCAACCCCGAGCAGATCCGCTACCATATTCGCATACTTCGTCGACATGTGCCGGCTGACCGACAACCTTTGGTCATCCGTCATCGATTCCCATTTAGGCGCACGAACCTTATCATCCGGGTCAGGAGCGACCTCGAGCCAGGCCCTCTTGGTCAGAACACCGGGCTGTTCGAGCGCATCTTCTTCCAGCGACTCCTGTGAGACGATCTTCGATACGACACGCTCGTATGCCTCCATTGGGGTAATCCCAAGCCTGCGAGCAGCGGTGACCGACATCTGCTGGATCGCGGAGACTGTGGATGCCCGTTGCTCCGCCGATATCTTCAGGCCCTTTGTCGCTTCTTTGATCTGCTCAGTCGCCAAAGTTTTCACCTCGGCCGCAGATGCCTGGAAGACCTTGCGCTGCTCTGATGCAGCGTCGAGGGCTACGCCGGTCTCCTCCATAAGACGTGCCTGCTCCTTCTCCGCCTCCGGAAGCTCAAACAAACTGAGCTGGTCCACACCATATTTGATGTGCTCGTTCAGCACGGCACCGAACTTAGGAGCTATCATCGCGTGGTACGTGCCCATCGGGATCGAGATGTCGTTGAGGCCAAGTGGATCCTCATCCATCTGCTTCTTGATGTCCGGGTGTATCTCTACGATATCATCTATGGTAGCACCGGTCTTGGTAAGCGCGTCAGTAAGCTGAACCGGGTCGATATAAACGTTCGACATCGCCGGGTTCTTCTTGCTCGAAAGCTGATTCAGGAACTCAGACATAACCTCTGGCGCAACCGTCGCCATGTCTGTTTTCTGGATCGTGTTCTGGAGCGCATCATTGATCTGCCCCATATCCTTGGCATGTTGAACCTTGAGCCCTTTATCAATAGCCTTTTGTACTCCATGCATTAGGGTAGTGGTAGTGCCGACGCTTACAAAGGTCGATATTGCTGTCTGACGCTCCTCTTCTGGCAACCCTTTTAACCAGCCTGTAAATGACTCGAAAGAGTGGTCGTTACCAATACCCGCCCAGTCTGTAAAACTGCCCGCGAGGGTCGCCAACGACTCACCGATAAGCTCTAGTTTGAACTGATGTAGAATCATATCCCACAAAGGGGCCCCCATCTTGAGGTCCTTAAACATTCTTGTAATCGGGAGTATTTCCGTAAGGTACTCCCAGCCGCCTTGTATGGTGCCATGTACCGCGGACTGAAATGGGCTCCGATCTGCTTCTTGCGCGTCTTCATAAGCACTGCCGCCGGCGGAGGCGCTCATTATTCTTAGCGCGGCTATAGGGTTGCCAAATGATGCCAAGAGGGAGCCAAAAAACATCGAGGTCGAGGCGATACCCATGGCAATAACTGAATTCTCCTTAGGTAGTGTCTCGTAGAAGAGCTGTTTACCGTCTTCCGCTTGCTGACCAAACCAAGAAGTTATAGCGTCATCTTCTTTACCTGGTTCCCCAGTAAACGCCTCATATAGAGGTTTCGCGCCATAAGCGTTTATATTCTGTAAAACCCCGTGAGTGGCGCCATAGAGACCTCCGCCCAGCCCGTAAATACCCGCTAACACTGATTGCCCGATAAACGAGGGGATCCCAAGTATTTGCTCAAGCGCGGTCATTTTTTTAACTGACGTCTGAGCTACGTTTGCATTATTTACAAGGAACGCAGATGTGACCGGGTAGTCTTTAAGAAGCCTCGGGATGTCAATATCCTTGACAAGCCGCTCCTGCTTCGCAAAGTCGATATTGGATGGGCCTATAATATCTGGGTCGACATCGATAGCCTTACCAAGACGTACCTTTTCAGCGTACTCTGAAGGGTTGACAAGCGCCGCATCGTACAGGGAGGCGGATATCTGATCCTCCAAGTACGCATTGACGTCGATAGGTGGCTCAACAGGCTCCCCACCTATAATACCAGACTCAACTTTTATATTTTCCGCGAGCTCACGTAGCCTATCAAACTCAGGGTCCTGCTGAATCGGCTGTATATCTGTGTCAAAAATACTCATTTACCTGTGTCTTTGCGGTACATTTCATATATATTCGCGGACGTCGGTTCCAATCCCGCGGCTTTAAGTGCGGTAATATACTTAGAAAATCGTATTGGGTCGCTATTAAGAACCTCTTCCATGGTCTGGGTCTCGTAACCGCGGTCTATTTTTAACCTTTTATCTAAATCCCACCAAGGCGCGTCAAAGTCTAGCGACACAGATACGGGTATCCCAAACCTCCTCTGCTTTTTAACCCCCGTAAGGATATCATTAAGCACCTCCTGCTGCTGTTTAATCGTAGGAGTCACCCCTTTATACCGATCGCGGAGCTGCTCTTTATATATAACTTTAAGGTTGTAAAGTTTCTGTTTATCCTTATCGCTCGCACCCGAGTCAAGCAAATCTTTAAGCCCATTACTCATGACACCTGCTCTAAATACTGACTCGTCATAAGATACATTACCTACATTAGCGCCGGCCGTACCCATAAACCCAAAGAGGCCTTCTTTAGTAAGCATCAACTGTGGTGTACCATCTGCTTTCTTTCGCATCGCATCATTTATCAGCTGGCCAGACATGACATACGCATCCCAATGCTCACTACCCATATTCTGATGGGCCTGTATTCTATCGATAACCGCTTGATCATCATATGTGTTGAACCCATTTATAAGCGCGGTGACATCATCTGAATTAAGGTGGTTCGAAACCGAAGTGGGTATTTTACGAACCGCGAGTGGGTCCCCTGGACTGCTCGCTATGACACTCCACGCTTGTAGTCTATTATCGTTGTATGCTTTATCTATTAAGAGTTTTGCAGCTTTGTTTGCTTTTTTAACCTGCATTATCTGCGCGATCGCCGAAGCCTGCTTGGTCGGTGGCAGCTCGCTCCCCCACACCAGCTGCAACGCGGCGGTGGTATCACCGTTCGCCTGCTTTAGGAATCTGTCCGCGGCGCCTATCCCCGCCTGCCGTTCAAGCCCATTACGGGCCAAGGCTACTTTATCATTATATGCCCCCGCGGTAAATAGGTCTTTATTTTTGGCTGCGAATTTGTTGGCTAACCCATACTGTTCATTGGCGAGCATGTTGTCTACGATGCCGGACATTACCCCCGATGTGATATTGAGCTTCTCTACATCCCCTTCTTCTTTTGATAAAGTGCCACGAGCAACACGAGAATTTATACCATCGACAGCGGTATTCAACGCTTCACCGTGGCCCTTCAGATCACCTGCAATATATAGTTTGACCGCGTTATCAGCGTTTAACTTCGTACGCGCTACATCTACACCCTCTAACCATACCTCGCGCTGCCTAAGTTGGTGGCCGGCCATTGATGTTCGCGTAGCCAGCAACCGTTTTGTTGCAACCGCGGATAGAAGCGCCTCCTGCCTGGAGTTACGAACTAGGGCCTGTGCTTCTTTATATGCGTCTGCCACCTCTTTTTCAGCCCCACTGTAGCCGTCTACTGCGTTTCGTCCAAGCTTCTCTTTGTATTTGATGTCAACTTCTGTGAGCCTCTCAAGCAGAAAGTTATCCGCCTCTTTTACTGTGGCGTCATCTTCCATATCCTGTAGGTTAATCATCACATCACCTACATCTGATAACATCTTACCAGTAGCTTGAGCCTGTCTCCCCGCTATATCAGGCATAATAGGCGCCGCCGCACCGCCCGAAGATATCGCGGGAAGCCCAGCTCCGGAGAGCTGCTGGGTTGGGGTTGTCTGAATCGGTACTGTAGCCATAATATTATTATGTAGAAACTGATGGTATTGATGTACCCACCGAAGAAGCAGGGGGTGACGTAGTCTTATTTCTGAGGTACCATGAGTCCGCCACCTTGGCACTGCCCGACGTCAGAGTCGTCCCGAAGGACACCCAAGGCATCATCACACTCGAGGCCGAACTTGCGATGTTTGCATTAGTGCCCGCAAGGAGAGACTCGTTCTGGTAGCTAACCTTCTGCATACGAGCGGCCTCAGCGGTTCTCACTGCGTTAGCGTTGATTGTGAGCGCGTCGACCTCCTTCATAATGTCAGTCGACGCTATAATCTCCTGCGCAGATCCTACCCCAAGAGTTACACCTCTGGCGGCCATCGACGCGCGGGCTGAGGCCTTCTTCTGCCCGTACGCCATCGTCACTGCACCAATCTGCCTCTCACCAGCCAGAAGAGCTTGCTGAGCGTTCTGCTCCGCGATCCTCGCATTGAGATTAGCTACGCTTGCTTGGTACTCAAGCGTCAGCGCCTGTGAATCCGCTTGGTACTGCGCTGTCTTGACGGAATAATAGGAACCTATGGCGCTGTTGATTGCACCAAGAGCCTGAAGAAGCACACCTGTAGTACCAAAGGAGCTACCACCCTCCTTAGATGATGTCGCCGCATTCATCCCCGAAGTCCAGGTGCCTGGGGTCTGTTGCGCACTCAATACACTCCATGAGGTTACATCCGCCATTACGATCCTATTGAAACTTGAAGAGTTAGTCCGACGAGCGTCAAGGGTAGTGGGTCCTCCTGCCGGATGTACACCTGACCACTATCAGCCCAGGACGGTGTTGTCATTACCTCGATCTCCTGCGACTTCAACGCAGGTGCGACACCATATGCTTCTGTCGTACGCTGTTTCGCCTCAACGAGGTGATCCTCGTCAGGTCCTACAAATATACCACTTGATTTGAACACTCGCAACCACGCTTTACTGACGTTCTTCTGACGTCCCTGTCCAAAGCCGTCGCTTTGCAAAGTGAGTGGAAGTGTCTGGAGATCCGACTGGTATGGGAGGCCTACCTGCACTTTACATGAAGGTCGTGTCAGAGTGATACTGCCGCTCGTCACAACCCGCTGTGGGTGGACCGCACCACGAGTCAGGATCGATACCGTCTTACCCTCCAGCCAGTCAAGTCCTGTTATGACGTTGCGTGCGAAAGCCCACTCTGTAGTGGCGGTAGCCTGGAGGGGCGCAGGAAGGATTTTATCCGGCCGAACGGTCACCACGGTAGTTGATGTATACCCCTCAATAGTGAGCCTATACTCGTCGTCGCCGTCAAAGAGCATTATGGCGTCACCGATATCACCCGTGCCAGTGAATGTAGCTACTGATGCTGTGAGTGTGAATGTCTCGTCCGGGCCCCAGCTTGTACCACCAGAAGCGGTCATCGTCGTGGCTCCGGTATTGAACCCATCATATGTTGCTCCACAGTCAACGAAGAAACAGTCTTCAAGCGCATCAACCGAGCGGCTCGCCATGCGCTCGATATACCGTACATCTGAACCGTTTACGTTCCTTTTTACAATGACGTATAAGACATCTTCCACACCTTCAGCTACGACTGCGGCGGCCTCAAACTCACCATCTGTGTCGTGCCAATGCCATGCTCCGATCTTCTGCTCTGGTATATATGTCAATCCAATGAGCACCCCTGTGTCAGATATAAACCATACAAGCGGGCGCGGAGCTTTGCTATACGCCATGTCGACGATGTTATAATTGTCGAACAAGTGTGCGGAGCGGAGCGACAAATCACCTGTCACAAAACCATTCGCTTCATAAGAGTACCCAAGCTCACGCACATGGCCGCCTCTGGCAGCGCAGTACACAAGAGTATTGTTGACGATAATCGGCTGTACATTCGAGGCGCCCACATAACTCTGCGGCTTGACCGATACGGAAGTTGGTGTGATAGCATCTGAGTTCACCGAGGTGACCCGCCATTCAGCTGCGGAAGTAAGCAGAATGAGCTGCGAGAGTGGAACAATATGCCTTATGGTATTGGCTTCTCGTGCGGCCACACGGAACGAAATGCGGTCATCATCCTTGACCGGGAGGGAGTAGGAGAAGTTCGACTCAGTTCCGGAACGCGTCATCCACAGCTTCTGCGGATCATTTATCGTACCAGCGAAAGTTCTTCGTTGCTCGAAATATGACACCGCGGCCGGGTAGTTGCCGGCGGAGGAGAACACGGTTTCGTAGTTCGGAGGAGTCGTACCCATATCTGGCGCGATGTTGTCATCAATGATGCTCGTGGTCGTGGACTCCCCGATATACCCATACAGGCCACCCTGCAACTTATAAACCCTATACCTGGCCGCACCACTGACCGCGCTCCACGATATGGTAACAATAGCTCCGGTCTCGAACAGGTTTCCTCCTGCGGATGCTGAAGAAGACATCACCGACTCTGTGACCTCGTCACTATCGATGGCAGTGACAACGTAGTAGTATGTGTACTTGACAGCAGTATGTCCTGTAGCAGATGCGGACACACCTGTAGGTGCTGAAATGGTCGGAGTGAACGCGATAGTGGCCAGAACCCAGCTGAGGGCACCAAGGCGCTTCAGCTCTTTCGGAGCATAGTTTGGGTGTGTGAGTGTCAGAACATCGGCGGACTGAACGTAATGTATATCAAACAGATCTGCTTCAGCGTAAGTATTGGTAATCTCATATGGCACACCTGGTGCGGATTCAAGGGTGCCCCCGTTGGAGTGGAATCTGAAGTACCCGGCACCAAGCTCGATTACCATCGTCTGAGTGGTCGAGTAGGTGAATGGGATGAGTCTTGTGCTCTTCGTACTATCCTTGACCTCGTTGACGAACGCGAAGCCAGGGCGGTTCTCGGCTGGGCCTTGTGGCACCGCTACCATATTGCGCATCTTGGCCGCGCTGGTCTGAAAGACAGCGTCGTCTATGCGGCCATACATTTCGGGGGATACTTCACCCCCACCGAAAGATCGGAAATATACTCTTGGAACTCTTGGACTTGCCATTTATCTCCCCGCTATGAAAGGAACAATATGTTCGACATGGATGTTTCTCTGCTCGGCGTCTATTGAACGCGCCTGCCCGAGGAAAACTGCCATCATCTGCTGACATCGTTTGGCCTCCGCAGCCCCTTGGTCCCCTTTGATGATAGGGCCCGCGAGCATTGATGCGAGGTGCCATGACAGCGTCATGATGAAGAGTTGTGAAAATAGGTTGGTGTCTGTCACCTGCGCCTTGTAACGAAGTAGCGCGGACTCCTGATTGGTATAGAGCACCTTTGCACCCGCGGCATCGGTCTCAACAGTGAAGGGTTGTGGTGTATACGCAGTAGAATTGACCGCGTTAGATATGCCACAGCTTGGAAAATCTGATGAAAACTGTCCGAACACATTGAAGCTGCCGTTATAATCCGCGGTCGCTTCCGAAGAAAGGATGGATATCGCAGTCATGCAATCACTTGGTATGGTGTAAGCGTACTGCCATTGATCCCAAGGGTTCGCTACCTGTGCAAGTGCAATCCTGCGGAGAGCAAACGACCATGTGTGCATCTCCAGAAGGGAATCGCGTGAGATTGGGTAAAACGTCGCGCAATGCTCCGCTTGAGCGGAACCTTCAGGAGGATCAAGGCTCGCTACGGTCGCCGTATCGCCGAGATGGCTTAGGGCGAGGTTTGCTATGTCCACGGCTGAAGCCATCGTAAATCCAGTCTATGTTAAAAAAAGAACCAAGGGGTTCCGGCCCCTTGGTTATACCTGCGGAATTTCGTCTTCAAAGAGTGCCGAGGCTTCGGAAAGAGTCTGAGGATCTACCGGTACTTTACGCCGGCGCTGCTGTCTCCCGACAGGTTTCTCCTCTACTTCTTTCTCAACTTTGCTCTTTTTACCTACTACCGTCATGGCCTTCGAAGGGTTATCCCCTTCGGGAAGGTCAAACTCCTCCCCCGGACGGTAAATCCGTCCGTGGAAGAAGCTCGGCCGTGTTGAGGTGACTCTCATTACTTAACGTTGTCAGGGTATGCATGACGCTGAGGAGCAACAGGGGTCAGGAAGGCGTTGATCGCGCCCTCAGTCACCGTGGTGGTACCTACAGTGGCTAGAATACCGAGGTAGCGCTCGTACTGAGTACCCATCGGGAGCTGAACCATAGCAATCACAGCACCAGCATCCAGGTCGTTCAGCGCGGCATCGTCAGTCACAAAGCTGCCGGTGCTGAAATGCACAGTGGCAGATCCGTCAGTGGCGATTGCTGCCTGAGCATCCGAAGCAAGAGAGAAGCTGATAGTACCTGCGCTGCCGCCGGTGATAACTGCGGTGTCGCAAGTCATTACCAGGTACAGAGGGCCACTGACGCCGATATCATATACCTCAGCTCCGAGGTCAATGACGTTTCCAACGAGAGCAGTCCCGGCTGCGGCCGCCACCGAAGTGGCGTCGCAGAACTCGTTACGGGAATCAATAATCATTTTAGATCTCCTTTAGTGTTTTGAATTTAATTAAGCCAGTCGTGCTTCGTCAGCTGCAAGAACGTCAACACGGCGGACGGGGATGCCGTCGAAGGTCATAACCTTCTTGCCTGCTACCTCATCCATCTGAAGTGTCGACTGTGCGACCTTGTTCACCATCTGGCGGCGAAGGAAGCTCTTGACGGTACGGCTGCAATAGAACACAGGGCGTCCAGAACCAGTGCTCGGGAGGAGCTCAATCGCCTGAGTCATCAGATCGATAAGATCGTCGCCGGAAGCAGCGTTCTTGGTGAGGGTGCTCTTGTCGATGTTGGCGATACGAACGATGTACCTCCAGTCACGGACGGTAAGACCCACATCCCAGCGGTAATGCGCACGGTACGCTTCCATACGTCCGTTGGCACCATCCACATTCTCGATAGTCACCTGCCCCTTATCGGTGTGCTGGAGACCAACTTTCGAACCTTTGGGATAGATACCATGCACGGTGTTCGGGCCCCAGACAACCAGCCAGATGGAGGTGTTGTCGGTCTGACCAGACACGGAACCACCGAGGATGATGTTGTCCGCGTTCTCGGCAGTGAGGCTGTTGAACCTCGGTGCGAGTCCTGTGAAGCGCTCCGGGTACAGCGAGCTGTCACCGTAGATCAGGGTCTCCGCCATCTTCTGGCTCATACCCTCGATGTGCGCACGGTCCTCGGACACACGGAACGCAGAGGTGTTTCCGTTCAGGTCAGCCAGGGCCTTATCGACCTCGGCGTAGTCCTCGAGCATACCACAGTCATCTGTGATCTGTGCAGTGGTCGATTTGGTAGGCTGAACACCCCCATAGAGTTTCCTCCAGGTTGGCTCAGGAATACCAGTACGGATCGTGGTGCGATTACCAGTAGGGAGGTTACCCTCAACCCAGGTCATGTCGTCCAGGATCTCGTTGGTCTCGTTAAGAATTTCGGCGATCATATCGATCTTGCCGTTGGGGTCGAGGCGCTTGGTAAGATCAAGCAGCGTCGGATTGATTGCAGAAAGAGTAGACATCTTGTTTTCTCCTTAGAGTTGTTTTATTTATTTATGCCATATCAGGATACAAAA